TTGGGTATCCGCATAAGGAGAACTAAGATATGGCGAGCCCTTCAAACAGCTCACAAAACGGCGGGATACTAGGAGTAAGTAATAAAACTTCTTTTGGTAAATGCACTATTTCAACTGTTACAGCCACAGGATGTTTAGCACTACAACCAGGTACAACAGTTGTTAATGCTTTACTTGTTGCAGGTGGTGGAGGTGGTGGTGGAGCTTCTAATTATAATGCTGCTGCAGGTGGTGGAGCAGGTGGTGTAAGAAATATTTCTTCAATTTGTGCTTCAGGCACAGTCCCAGTTGTAGTTGGAGGTGGTGGTGCAGCTGGTGCTAGTTCTCCTCCTGCAGGAGCAAATGCTGCCTCTGGAACAAATACAACATTTAAATGTAATACAGCTAATGGTGGTGGTTTTGGTTCAGGTTATGTACCAGGCACTAGACAAGGTGGAACTGGTGGTTCTGGTGGAGGTAATGCAGGTGGTGGAGCTGCGAGTGTTGCAGGTAATACTCCTCCAACAACTCCCCCTCAAGGAAATCCAGGTGGAAATACTGGAGCTACTTCAGGATCAGGAGCTTCTGCTGGAGGTGGTGGTCACGCAGCTCTTGGCGGTAATTCAGGACCTGGTGCAAACGCTGCTGGTAATGGTGGAGCAGGTACAGATTTTAGTCCAATATATGGATCAGTTGGTGGAGCTTCTGGAGTTTTTGGTGGCGGCGGTGGTGGTGGAACTGACATAGCTGCTGGTGGTGGTAGTGGTAGCCAAGGTACAGGTGGTGCTGGTGGTGGTGGTAATGCAGTATCAAATAATCCTGCACAAGCAGGAACAGCTAATACTGGTGGTGGTGGTGGCGGTGGACCCGTTAACTGTTCAACTACTTATCCAGGTGGTACAGGTGGATCAGGTGCTGTTGTCGTAAAAGAATTAAGTAAAGCAAGTGGTGTGTGGTCAATGCAAAGTCAATTTCAATCAAAGAGCCAGGGAACATGGCCAAGAGTTTTATTAAGTCCATTCACAGCAGATTTTCTAGTAGTAGCCGGTGGTGGAGCTGGTGGAAGAACAAGTGCTGGTGGTGGTGGAGGAGCTGGAGGTATGCTTTTTTCATTTTGTAATTCATGTGCTTCAGGAGTGCCTTTTACTGCAGGAACAACTTACGCAATTACAATTGGAGCAGGTGCTGCAGCCTCAACAGGTACTGGAAGTGCAGGTTCAAATTCAGTAATTAATTATAATGGTGCATCACGTACATCTTATGGTGGTGGTCGTGGTGGTACTGGTCACAGTGATGGACCAGGTGGTTCGTTAAACGGTGGTTCAGGTGGTGGTGGAGGTGGTGGATCTCCTGCTCCTGCTTGGTCAGGTGGACCCGGTAATGTACCAGCTATTCCTGCTGCAAATGGTGGGCCTCAAGGTAATGCAGGTGGTAATGGTGCAATTGGTGGCGGTCATTTAGAATCTGGTGGTGGTGGAGGTGGAAGAAGTAGCGTTGGTGGTAATGCATCTGCTCCTGGAACCGCAGGAACAGGTGGTACTGGTTTAGCAAATAGCATTACAGGAGCTTCAGTAAGTTATGCTGGTGGTGGTGGAGGTGGAGCTGCAAGAGATATAACAATTGGGGCAGCGTCTCCATGTGGAACTGGTGGAATTGGTGGTGGGTCAGGTAATCCTTGTGGTACATCCGCAGGAAATGGCTCAACAAACACTGGAGGTGGTGGAGGTGGAACTAATCCATCAGGCCCTTCTGGAACTGGTGGAGCTGGTGGATCGGGAATTGTTGTAATTAGGTCTCCTTCTACTTCATGTGTATCAGTAACTGGTGGTGGAAACGCAGTAACTACTCATCCAGGTGGAGATAAGATAGCTAAATTTGTAGCTTCAGGTAACTACGTTGTTAATCAGTAATTGACAATTACTTAATCTTATTTTATATTGTCTTTATAAAGACATATGCAATTACAAAATTATTATTACTGGTTTAAAGATGCCATACCTCATCATGTGTGTGATGACATAGTTCGTTATGCAAAATCTATACAAGATCAAATGGCAGTTACAGGTGGTTACGGTGATAAAAAATTAAATAAAAAAGAAGTACAAGATTTAAAAAAGAAAAGAGATTCTGATATAGTTTGGTTAAAAGAACGTTGGATTTATAATGCAATTCATCCTTATATTCATCAAGCTAATAGAGATGCTAATTGGAATTTTGAATGGAGTTTTTCTGAGTCTTGTCAATTTACAAAATATAAAAAAGGCCAGTATTACGATTGGCATTGTGACAGTTGGGATAGGGCTTACCATAAACCAGATGACCTTAGTTTACATGGAAAACAAAGAAAATTATCTGTAACTTTATCTTTATCTAATGACAAAGATTACAAAGGTGGAGAACTAGAATTTGACATGAGAAATAGAGATCCAGATAAGAAAGCAAATACACATGTATTAAAAGAAATAAGATCTAAAGGTTCTTTAGTTGTATTTCCTTCTGATGTATGGCATAGAGTAAAACCGGTCAAAAGTGGTATTAGGCATAGTCTAGTAATCTGGAACCTTGGATCGCCATTTAAATAGGAAAGATATGAAAAAGAAAAGAATTAAAAAACCTAAATACCCTACACAATTAAATAGGGAAGAATATTTTAAATGTCCTATATGGTTTGGTGATGCACCAGAATTTGTTAGTGAAATAGATAAAGCTTCCGATAAATATATTGATGAAGCTAGAAAAAATATGCAGCCTAGTATAGATAAAAAAAACAAGACACATAAAACTAAAGGTGATTTAGGTAGTGTTTATCATTCAACAACTTTAATTGGAGACCCTAAATTTAAAATATTGTCAGATTATATTGGAGCAACCTCACATAATTTATTAATGGAAATGGGTTTTGATATGTCAGGTCATCAATTATTTACTACAGAAATGTGGGTACAGGAATTTGCTAAAAGTGGAGGTGGTCATCATACATTACATACACATTGGAATGGTCATATATCTGGTTTTTATTTTTTAAAAGCTAGTGACAAAACTTCATTACCTTTATTTGAAGATCCGAGACCAGGTAATATTATGAATCTTTTACCTGAATTAGATAAAACAAAAGTAACCTATGCAAGTTCAATGGTGCATTATAAAGTAAAACCAGGTCGAATGATATTCTTTCCGTCTTACATGCCTCATCAATACATAGTTGATTTAGGTATAGAGCCGTTTAGATTTATACATTGGAACTGCCAAGCAATATCAAAAGGAGTATTAAATGTCGTTCAAGAAAAATAAATATAAAGTATTAAAAGCAGCAGTATCGCCTGAACTAGCAGAGTTTGTTTACACATATTTTTTAAACAAAAGAACAGCTGCAAGATTTTTATTTGATCAAAAATATTTATCACCGTTTAATACAGAACACGGTGTATGGAATGACGCGCAGGTTCCTAATACTTATTCACATTATGGTGATATGGTAATGGAAACTTTACTTGGTCGATTAAATAACAAAATGAATAAAGAAACTGGATTAAAGTTAAGTCCTACTTATTCTTATGCAAGAATTTATAAAAAAGGAGATGTCCTAGTTAGACATAAAGATAGATATTCATGTGAAGTATCTACTACGTTAAACTTAGGTGGAGACCCTTGGCCTATATATTTAGATCCAACAGGTAAAGAAGGTCAAGCTGGTGTTAAGGTTGATCTTAAACCAGGAGACATGTTAATATATTCTGGTTGTGCATTAGAACATTGGCGAGAACCTTTTGAAGGCAAAGATTGTGCACAAGTATTTTTACATTATAATAATGCTAAAGCAAAATCTGCTAAAGAAAACAAATTTGATAAGCGTCCTATGCTAGGTTTACCTAGTTATTTCAAAGGCTTTACAGTACCTAAAAAATAATATATACAATAATCTTGCGGAGGGATGATCCACCACAGATTCCCTCTGCTTTAAAACCTATTGAAATCACCTACAATCTGATATACTACCTAATAAACAGGTTTTTATATGTTACAAAAATTAGGCTTTGCTCCAGGATTTAATAAACAAGTCACAGAGACCGGCGCTGAAGGGCAATGGTTTGATGGTGACTTCGTTCGTTTTAGATATGGAAGCCCTGAAAAAATAGGTGGTTGGGCTCAATTAGGTGAGTCAAAACTAACAGGTGTAGCAAGAGCTCTTCATCATTGGGATGATAACGCAGGTATTAAATATGCTGCAATTGGAACCAATAGAATTCTGTATGTA